AAGTTAACATTACCTAATCCATTCAGTGTACCAGTTATATTTGCACGAGCCGAAACAGTGATATTGGCAGCATTAACATTACCCGATGTATTGAAAGTTGCAGCACTGATAAAGCCATCAGTGATGATTCCTCCAGCTCCAACTGATAGGTTAGATAGCACGCCTACTTGAGTAATGTTTGCTTGAGTAGGATTGGTTACTGTGTTAGCTGTGTTAGCTACGATACCAGAAATGAAGGCACCATTACCTAAAATATAGTTACCGGAAACATTACCAGTTGCAACTACGTTGCCTGCAACGTTTACGTTAGTAGTATTGATTCTAGTTAAATTTGCTGTAGTAACAGTTACGTTAGGACTAACAATTGTGTTGCCAATCGTCAATGTGTTAGACGTTTTGTTGTACATGAATCCAGCATCGCCGCCAAATACACCCTGGTCATTGAACTGCACTTGCATATTAGAGCCGCCGGGGCTAGTATTGCCTCCGCCGTTTCCGCCACCGGCTACTGACCAAGTTAATCTACCTTCACCGTCAGTCTGTAAGAAATATCCGTTCTCGCCGCCGCCAATAGAAATCTCAGATACATCACCAAATGATAGTATGTTTCCGTTCCAAGTTGCGTTCGGAACCCCGCCAAAATCACCGTTGTTATTGAATTGTAGCTGAGTATTACTTCCACCAGGTGGTGGTAAGAAAGGTGAACCATTTGCATATCTATAGTAGGTTGCATACACTACGTTAGCAAAGACATTCCCGTTAGTAAGAACATTGGTAATCACATTACCGTTAGCATCAATTACAGGAACTTCCGGTAACCCTACCGAAAAACCACCAAGTGAATTAAAATATTCTGCTGCCATTATAAACGCCTATAGTTTTATTAAGTATTTAGCTTAAAATTATTTTTTAAGCATGGCAAAAAAGTTTTTAGGTTCGCTTTTTGTTAAATACTTACATGCTCACACAACAACCTGCTAGGCCTATATGCAGTCATTGCAAATTTGCGTTAGCCAAACCAAATGGAAGGAGCAAGCACGGCTTTCAGAAGTGGCACAAATATTGTGAAGACTGCGCTAAAACATTATATTCAGGTAGATTCAAGCATCTACAGCACAAGGGCAATGAATGCGAAGAATGCGGCTTCATTCCTGAAGACCGCATTCAACTTGATTTAGTTTATAAAGATGGTAACAAAAAGAATAAAAAGATAAAGAATCTCTTGACACTTTGTGCCAACTGTGCTAGACTTTATAATAAGAAACTTCGCACCGGTAAAAAGTCAATCTTAAATGTTACTGTAGATGGTGATACAAGAATAGCTTAGTTACACCAAGACTGCTTTGCATCCCCGTAATACTCACGAGCAAACCCGTTTGTAATCAATAGTGAACGAAGACTCATCCCATCTAGGATAATATCACCGAGTACACGACCACCAAACTTGTCCCAATCATACAGAACAACCTGATGCTTTTTAGTACTCTTAATCACGAGCTTTGTGAATTCGGAAGATTGTTCACCGCGTTTCTTCTCGCTCTCACATTTAGCGCGGAAGCCTTTTTCAGGAGTATCAACTCCAAATACTCTTACTGCAAGTTCAGGTTTAAGTGGAGCTGGTAGATAAGGTGCTGCAATTACTACAGTATCTCCGTCAGTTGCTCGTATGATTTGAGCATCGTAAGTTACGCCGACCGGCTGCTTTTGTGCTAATACTGGAGTAGTCAGTGTTAGTGCTGCGACGATTGTAAGTAATAGTTTTTTCATGGATTTCCCTTTTATTTGTGATATATTTATCATAGCATAGTCTGCTGTGTTTGTCAATAGCAACCATAAGAAAAGGGGACCGAAGCCCCCTTTTCCAATTTCGTTCTGTGAACGTAACTTTCTTATTGGAAAGTCAAGTTCTGAACAGCGATCTCGCCGACGTAGTCCGCTGCGTTACCGAATGATGACGCAGTGTTTGTCAATTCGATGTAACCATAACGTGTCATGAATGATACGACTGGTTCGAATGTTGACGGATCAAGAACAACGCCTGAAGACATTAGAGGGATGTATGGGCAATAGAACGCTGCTGCGTCTGTTTCGCTTGAACCCTTGTAGCCAACTAGAACTGGCTGAGTGTCTGGAGCGTAGCTGTTTACGAACACTCTCATTGCACCATTCAAAGTACCAACGAACTTGGTGTTTGTTGGAGCTTCAAATGTACCTTCTGTGGTACGTGCGAATGCTGAGGTTGTTGCTGACTGAAGAACAGTAAGTGAAGCTGGTGAAACAACAGCCCAGTTACCTGCACCACGACGAGTACGCTGTGCGATCAAGTTTGCAACGCGGTTGATGAGAACTGCAAGAGCAGCGTGTTCGTCACCAACGTAAGTAGCAGTACCTGAAACAGTTGCCTGGTTGTAGGTGAATTCAGTTGAAGCAAGAGTTGCCAAGCTGAGCAAGATTTCCTGGTCAATTTCAGCAGTGATTTCTTGTGCGAGAGCAGCCATAATTTCTGCTTCAACGTCAATACCATGCTGTGACTGTGCGTCCTGAGCAGCTTCGAAGGTCCAGCGAGCCTGGAGCTTACGTGACTTGGCTTCAACAGCCTGACGTAGAATCTGCACAGAAATCTGCTTACCACCGTTACCTTCTAGAGCAGCAGTGTTAGCACCGGTGTAGAAATCGGTGTCAGTTGCGTCTGAAGGAACTCGTGAGTATGCCTGTGCGATCTTGAATGGGCTGAGTGCTTCTTCACCAGCAGTTACAGAAGTTGCTGCTGCTGAGTTGTCGGTCAAGCTATTTGCATAGCGAACACGTAGAGTGTGAATCTGACCAACTGGGCCGGTCATTGGCTGCACACCAACTAGTTCGTTAGCGATAACAGTTGGCATAACACGACGGATTACTGGAAGAATAACGCGGTTTAGAGTTGCGATATTACCAGCAGTTGTTGTACCGGCTGAGCTTTCAGCAAGTAGCTGCTTCTTGGTGTTCTCAAGAAGAACACCCATTGTTGAGCGACGATTGCCCTTTAAGCCTTCAAGCAGGGCGTCCTTGGTTTCGTCCCAACGGCTTTCTAAAAGTACTTTTGACATGTATAATTCTCCTAATATGTCTTTTTTTAAATTAAAGCCCTGCCAGACGCTTAATGTCAATTACGTTGTCGTCAACTTCATCAACTTCAATTGTCTTTGTAGTGGCAGTTTTATCACCAGTTGCTTCTACAATAACAGACTTAGTGGGAGTCTTCTTTTCAGCAATTGCTTCCACTGAACCTGTATTGAGAACGGCTGGTAGATACTTATCGAAAGCGTGCTGTAGACGAGGTGTCTGTACGCTTTCTAGTAAAGTCTTCATTACTTGCTTCTTCTCCTCATTGAGTGGTGCAAGAAGTTCATTCATGACCTTAGCTCTCTGAGTTGATTCTTTAATAATTCTGACTTCACGATCCTTTGATTCTACAAGCTTTGCTGCATTTTGTAGCTTAGCTGTAGCCTCTGCTAGCTGTCTGTCCTTTGCTTCAAGCTGTTGCATAATCTTGCGAGTTTCAGCCTTATCATTTAGATAAGTTACTGAGAATTCGCTAGCAAAAGCTTCAAACAACCTACGTCCAAAGTTATTTTCTCTAGCAGACTGGATATCTTCTTTAAGCTGTGATAGTTCACTCTTGAGGTGAGTTCCGACCATACCGCTAACCTTCTTAGCACTTTCAGCAACAAACTTTGCCTTGAGTGCTTCCAATTGCTTGCGGCCTTCAGCAACGAGTTGAACCTTAGCTTCAACAACAGCCTGTCTATCCTGAGCGAATTCTTTGATTTCGCGGGCTAGAGCATGTACGATGAACTTCTCAAGTTTTTCTTGACCTTCCATCTGAGCCTTGCGATCTGCACGTAGTTCACGGATTTCTTCGGCTAACTTTGTAACCATAAAGTCATTGAACTTTGTTGCATTTTCACGAAGCTTAAACTGTGCTTTAACTCTTTCTTCATTCATTGCCTGTCTTTCAGCACGAAATTCTTGAATTTCTTCTGAAAGATTTTCATTTGTTTGATTCCTTTTTATATCTTAAGTTCATTGATGAGACGCTTTACTTCCTCACCAAGGAATCGTTGTACTCTTTTGTCGCCCTGAGCTTCCTTAGCAATTTCAAGCATTTTATGTCCATGCTTCATATTCATGAGACTTTCATAAATTGCTTTGGGGTATGCATTTGGTGCACTAGGTTGGGCGACGATATCAACAGTGATGATTTCAAAATCACTGACTCTACCATCCATATCGTTGACGTTTCCGCTTCCTCTACTGGATACACCTAGTTTTACACCTGACTCCAACATCGTTCTTACTAATTGACCCATTGGAGTAGGAAGAATCTTTAGTTTACCATAACCATTGGCGCCGTCCATCCACATGCTTGTAATCATGTGTGATACACGGTCTAGGTTAATTTTTAGATCATCTGGGTGATCAACTTCACCCAAAACTGAATAGCCTTCTGAGATTTGCTTGTTTAGAGTATCTACGGCATTTTCAATTTCATTGACGGGGTAAATACGCTCGTTTGCGTTTTTTACCCCGCCCTGAATGAAAATCCCCTTCATGTAGAGGGTCTTAAAATCAGTGCCCTCTTCACGAATTGATTCAACCACCATTCCTGCGCGGTCAAACGTTAGATTTTCTCTGAGATACAAAGCCATTCTCTCAGTTTCCTATTAGCGAATTGGTCTACGTGCTGA